CGTCGTGCCGCTGCCCGTGCGGATAACGTGATCCAGAAGATCAACCGTATCTACCGGCAAGGAGTAGGTAGCCGTGCCCGGTGTGAGAGCTACAGTGCCCTGCTCCAACGTCCACAGGTTTATACCCCGGTTAGCCCAATCCTGAAACAGCAGGTTCAGAGACCGGCGTGCGGTACGAAAATCATAGCCAGACCGCAACTCCGCACCACAACGCTCAAACGCCTCTTCGATTATCTCGGAGAGGTCAAGATTAAATGTAGCGGTGCCAGAGGTAGTCATGGCTTATATCGTCGTAGGGTTCGGCGCAGTGGAGGACTGCGTGGAAGCGGCTTGTGTCGGGGAACCCTGCAAGAACGATTTGTAGTTAGTGGGACTGCCCATCGAACGCTGCTGCATCATCCCCATATAACCGCCCATCGGACGTTGCTGCATCATCCCCATATAACCGCCCATCGGACGTTGCTGCATCATGCCCATGTAGCCGTCCATACCACCCATGCCGCCATATCCCTGCGGCGCACCGTAGCCGTACCCTTGGGGCGGGCCGTAGCCGCCCATACCACCGTAGCCCTGTGTCATACCGTAGCCGCCGTAGCCGCCACCGTAGCTCTGCGGGCTGGGGGAGCCGTAACCACCGTAGCCGCCGTAACCACCACCGTAGCTCTGTGGGCTAGGAGAACCATAACCGCCATAGCCGCCGTAGCCTCCGCTGTAGCCACCACCGTAGCTCTGCGGGCTGGCGTAACCGAAGCCACCATAACCGCCGCCAAAGCTCTGCGGGCTGGCGTAACCACCACCGTAGCCACCCATACCACCCATACCGCCGTAACCCTGTGGGCTGGCATAAGCCATCTGGGGCTGCTGCATCATCCCCATGTAACCGCCGCCATAGTAGTTTTCGCCCATGTCTTCTATCCTTTTTTACGAGGGCGGCACGCGCCGCCTTTCGCATAAACGTCTATTAACTGAGGAGAATCCTTCCGACTCAAACGGGTCTTACGCGGTTTTTTCTCAGGAGCGATAGCCCCCATACCCCGCGACGGACGCATTAGCAGATTCTGCCTTTCGTCTTGCCCTTACGAGCCACGCCGTCAGCCTTGACCTTACCGCCTTTGGCGTAGCCCATCTCTTTGTGCTCTTTCTTCTCGTACTCCCGCAGCTTCTTGGGAGCACCTTTCAGAGCACGCTCTTCTTGCTTCGCAATCTTGGGAGTGTCTTTCTCCTTGCCAGCAGCCTCGCGCTTCTCGTGGGCGGCAAGTTTGGTCTTGCCTTTCTTCTTGAAGAACGCAGCCATTTCGCCAGACATCTTACCCATTAGATGATCCTTCCACGAGTTTTGCCTTTCTTAGCACAGCCATCGGCTTTTACGTGACCGCCTTTGGCATAACCTTTTTCACGCAGTCGCTTAAAGACCGCGTTATCGCTGTCCTCGCCAAAATCAGCCATGAAGGATTTCATTTCGGAAGGGCCACGCGGCTTCGGTGCAGCGGCTTTGGACTTAGCAGGAGGAAGGTCCGATACAGGCATAAGACGCTTTCTAGCAGTTACACTTACTTCTGGAAGTTGTTTGTCCTGATGCTTCTTAAGTGCGTTAGCAGAAACCTGACTCATGTAGTCCGGCTTGCCAGCGTCACGCTTGGCTTCCCCGCGATTACGCGCAGCTTTAGGCTTAGCACTGGAAGGCTGCTCAGCAAGCCTTTCGCGTTGTTTTTTGCGCGAACCTTCGGTACCGAAAGTACCAGACAACGTCATCCGCTTGTCTCGACTAGCAGACGAGCCAAAGCGCTTCTTCAGAAATTCACCAATACCGATATCAGCCATTGTCATTTCTCCTACGTTTATCTGCGGCTACGAACTCTTTCGCAACCTTGGCTTGCTGGGAATTACCGGAACTTGCCCTTGGTCTTGCCCTTGGAGCAGCAGCCGTCAGCTTTGGAGACATAGCCACCCGACGCCATCTTCTTGTACGGCCTATCCGGGGAAACCGGCTTGTAAGGCCTATCCGGGGATTTGGGCTTAGGCTTGGGCGTAGCAGGGGCTGGTCTTGGCGGGGGCCTATCAGTCAGTCCAAGATTGTATGCTTCAGAAGCCTCGTTATAGCCGCCCTCGTCAGCCTCTCTGTCAGCCTTCTTCCTTTCTTCAGGGGTCATTTCGCTATAACTTTTGGGCATTAGCCTTTCCTCAGTTTAGATTTGCCGCCAGAGCGAAGGATTCGTAGGCTTAGGTGAGGCCATGTCAGCAATTCCAAGCCCGCAGGCTTTTGTTGATCCGGGAATTAGGATCATTTGCCGTCTTCTTGCTAGTGAGCTTCTTTTTCATGCCGCTCATCCGGGCACAAAAAGAATCACGGCGGGAGCCGCCTTCAGGCTGCGGAGCCTTCAGTCCCGGCTTGCCGGGGTTGGCCTTGTTGTAGGAGGCCCTACCTTTGGCATTCAAGCCTCCAGCAGGGTTCTTACCTTCTTTGCGGGTCCATGCGGGAGACTTAGGCATAGAATGCTGTCACCGTGCAGCCAGACAAAGTAGCGTGTACATCCGTCTCAAACAGAATCCCGTTGTCGGGGATATACACACTGTTTACGGCACCCGTACTAGCAGCCGAAGCGGGTACGTCCATCTGGAATTCCACCGTCCCAGATGCACCGCCGTCTCGCAGAATGATACTGCCAGTAGTAGCGCCGGAGACTACAACGAGACTCCTGATACGCGTCCGATAGCTGACAAGTGTCCCGGTTGTACCCAGATAGACACTTTTAATATCAGTTTGCATACTCATAGTTCTGCTCCCTGATTAGCTATTAGGCGCTAGCGGGGTTCTGACTACCGTCGTCCGCACGCTGAACGTACTGCACGTTGATGACAGCGCGGCCAACGCCAGCCGCCGTACCGACTGCATAACGAACCCAAAGCTGGGTATCTGCAGTTGTGGACAACGTAGCCCATGCCAGTACGTTTGCTATCGCCAGCGTTGTGAACCGACCACCGCCCGTCGTTGCAGTGGCGGGGAAAAGTTGCGCGCCACCTGAAGCCGTGCCGACAGAGATCGTAGAAGTCGAGGTACCGCCGGGGACAACGATCTGATCCACGAGGATGTTTACAATGGCAGCGCCTTTTGGGAGGTTGCCAATCAGGACATCGACGTTACCAACGGCAGCCGTCACAACGCCCGTGTCGTAGGATTGGTTAAGAACTACAAGGCCAGTGTTACGGCCCTGAGCTACGGTGCCTTCACGGACGGTGCCCGAACGGAGAGGGCCGGAGAAAGTCGAAAACGACATGATGATGCCTCATATGCGAGTTCCCCATCCATCTGCATATAGTCTGCCGGGACAGTGCGGATGGGGCTATTTCCCCGGAGTTTTATTTTTATATCACGAAGAAGTAAATGACGCAACAACTGCGGATAAAAAAACGCCCCCACGAGGGGGGCGTAAAAGCCGGGGAGAGGAAGGAGGACAAAGCCCTCCCCGGTGGTTGACCTATCAGGTCGAACCGGGCGAACCCCACATACCCAGCGGATCGCTCCAGCCGAAGCTGTAACGCTCACGGGCCTTGTACCGGACGTTACCGGTATCGAAGTCTCCGTCCATCGACGTATTCATCGATGCGCGGACGAAGTGCTTCATGCCGTTGGGTACATCGGTGGTGAGGAACCACGCGTTGGTGTCGGTCAGGAAGTGGTTGACCGTGTAGCCTTCCGGGATTGCACCCATCTGCTTCAGCGCGTTGATGTCGTTGTCAGTGGTGCTGACACGAAGCTCCGTATCAAGCAGACGCTTGGCTACGAACATCAGAGCCGGAGGAATGACGAGCTTACGCGGCTTGGCTGCGATCAGCAGACCACGTTCGTCGGTCCACGCTGCGATCTGGATAACCGCTGCTTCCAGCGAGGTCTCGTTCAGGTCAACACCGGTCGAGGGGCTGTTGAAGTTAACAGCGCCGCTAACCAGCGGGTGACCAACACGAGTGCTGGAGGAGTTGTTACCGAACAGGGTGGTGCCGTCACCGCCAAGGTAGCTGCCGTTGAACCCGTTGTTCAGGATCGACGCAGCTTTTACCTGCTTGGTGTACGCCATAGCACGGGCCAGAGCCTTGGTATAACGAGCCGACAGGCTGTCATACAGGTTGTCTTCCACCGCCTCTTCGGTGATGGAGAAACCAAGAGCAATGGTTTCGTGCGTGTAGCGAGCGGTCCACGCCTCTTGCGCGTTGTCATACGCAATCGCCGCGCCTTCCGTCTTGACCGGTGCAGCCGCGAAGCCGGAGAGTTTCGTCTCCTCTTCAAAGCTACGCTCGGAAGTTTCGGTGTCGTAGATTTCCTTGTGCTCTTCGCCGTAGCGCGAGTACTCCATGCCGAACAGTGCGTTCAGACCGGGCAGGAGTTCCTTGAGAAGCTGGGAACGTGAAATAGCCATGTCAAGTTACTCCTTACACGCCGAGCGGGTTCAGGTAGGAATGAACCCCGTGGTTGAACTTAACCAGAACTTCTGGGTAAGTATCATCCGGGGTGATGATGTCCACAATCCGCATAGCCAGCGTAGTGGTCGAAGCGCAGGAACCCCAGTTAGAGCCGGTGTCCAGTGCGGTGTTAGCAAGGCCGGTGGTTGCGCTGCCGGAGAAGCTCGACAGTGCAGCGTTCTGGCCGATTGCACCGCGAGCGCCGTTCGTCTTGGAACCGATAACCGTAGCAGCCTGAATCGAATAAAGCTGATCGGGATCGTCGCAGACGCGGATGTAGATGTCACGGTAGCCCGAGGTGTACGCGCCGGAAGGCAGGTACTGCGAGAAAACCGTGTACTTCAGGTTGGGGTCCGTGTAACGAACGCCGACCATTACACCCAGAATACCTGCCGTACCGTCCGCAGAAGTGGCAGTGTATTTCGGTGCTACCGGAGTAGCAGTGATTGCAGTGGGGACACCGTTGGTGTTCATGTAAATGACGGAACCCGTGTAGTACGCCGCAGCTACGTTGCTGGGGAGAAGGTACTCACGGATTGCGCCACCGTTAAAGGCCTGTCCACCGATCAGGTTGACCGGCTTAAGCCCAAAAGGCGTAGCAGTTGCAGCCATGAAAAATGCTCCAATTAAGTTCCGTTACCAAACCCGCCACCACGGCTCGTAGACGTTTTACGGTCTGCAAACAACGGCATACGCGGATCGTTATTCCGCATGAAGTGGTTATCAACCGACTCCATTTGCCCGATAGCCTGAGTCGCGTAGTACTCATCTCGGGACTTGATCAACTCAATCGGGGCTTTGCAAAGCATAAGACCACCGATCTCCACATTACCGGTAGCAGTGTTACCAAAGAGCATAAGCTCCGGGTGATCTACTGCTTTCACCGGCTCCCATCCGTCCCGCATTTTCCGCGATACGTTCGATGGATCAGCTTGCCCAAGTACATGGGTAGCCACCCAACGATAACCGTACCCCGGCTCGGGGGTGGGGTCAGGAAGCGTGCTGGGCGGTGTGTATACCGTCCGAACAGGACGCTTTTCGCGTGATTCTAGCTCACGAGCCATCCGGGATTGTTCAGCCATTGCTTCTCTCCATTTTTGCCACTGCTTCAGCATATTGCTGCGGAGTCAAACCTAGACGTTTCGCCAGAGTTATCTGGGACGTATTCAGTCTGATCTTTTTAGCTCCCGTGGAACGTGTCCCCGGTGCCACTACCGTCGCGGGCTTTTTGGAGCCATCACCAGACGGCGACCTACTTTCAGACTCCCCAAAGAAGTCCCGGAAAGTGGTCTTCAAGCGGGCGTTCAACTGCCCGAAGTATTCGTCAGAGCGGGGGTCTACCCCCGAATTCACTAGCTTTTGATGCAGCCCTAGTGCAAAGCTGGTCATTTCCTCGTGTCCGGGTGTCCCGAACCATTGGTTTTGCGCCTGCCACCGAAGTGTCTTTTCATCGACTTGCGGTTGCTGCGGAGTCTCACGTTGCATATTTACAGGATATTCGTCTACCTGTAAAGCGATAGGATTGAAATTTCTAGCTGACTGTGCGCGAAGTTGTGCATCGGTAAGCAACTGTTGTGCTTCAAGGATCGCATCCGTATCCCCAAGCTCGTAGGCTTCCTTGTACTTCTTCTTCGCCATCTCCAGCGAAGTTTCTGCCGCTGTACGTGCAGTTTCAGCAAACTGCTTGCTGCCCGTATTAACGACTTCTTTAAGCTGACGGTTCTCGCTAATAAGCTGCTGAGCAAGCCGCTCAAGCTCAATCTTCTCCCGCAGCGTTGCTTCTTTAGCCCTGCGCTCATCGTGACGGGCGTGAGTAAGCTCCTTGATGCGCTTTTTTACGCCATCGGAGTAATTATCAAGTTCATCATCAGTCGGTTCGTCTACCGGACGCGAAAGCGGCTTTCGCCCCCTGTCTGCTTCCGGGGTATCGTCAACGACCTCCAATTCAAGGTCATCCCCCACATTCTCGAAAGAAACCACCGATTCTTCATCGGGGAACTTGTAATCATCAGCCATACGTCACTCCATGCGCCATCAGGCGAGTTGTTAATCAGATAGCAACGCGGGTAATCCCGCGAGGATCAAGCACTACGGCTTCGACCTGATCATCGTTGATGACCCGGAATTCTTTGCCATAGATTTTGAATCGCGTGCCGGTGTAGTTACGCACCAGTACGAAGTCACCCACTTTGCACCAAGGCCCGGTGGGGAATTTAGCCGTGTCTTTGTACGCGTCCGAACCCATCTTGAGGACAAACAGTACAGAGGTAGCGTGTTCTTCAGCCCGCATGGCGGAAGTCGCTTTCAGCAGCGACGTACCATCGAATTTCTCAGAAACGTCAGGAACGACGCAGAGAAGTTTCCAGCCAGTGGGATCAGGCAACATTGTCGCCCGTTGCTCTTCAGTCTCCGTCTCATCGGGCGTATCCCGCGCAACGATAGGCTTCGGCATGGTCACGCCATGAGGCAAGATAAAGTCAGTCATCATCGGTCTCCAGTTTTTCCAGCAGGTCCATCAAGTGTCGCTCTGCCAACGCTAGGCCCTGAATCACGCCGCAGAGATGTTTATACGCTTCAAAGGACTGACACTGACCGGTAGCTATGTCGTCCGCGAAGTTGTTCATGTCGGTGCGTATTTTGTCGCGCAATACGCGTGCGAAATCTTTTACCACACATCACTCCTTTTTGTCAGAGGTTTGTTTACTTTTTTGCTGAGTATCCTTTTTAGGTGCGCTTGCGCTCATACCCAGCTTCAGACCTTCTCTTGTCTGGTTAGCATCTTCGCGGTCTTTCTCAAGCCCGAGTCGCAGCCCCTCACGCATATGAGTGGCGTCGTCTTTCTCTTTAGCCAGCCCCATTTTCAGCCCTTCGCGTGTGGAGTCTGTCTCCATCTTCTCCCGCTTAAGCTCAAAGTCCCGCTCCATCTGCTCGCGGCGAAGCTCGTAGTCACGCTCCATCTGCTCTCGCTTCAACTGAAGCTCCTGCATCGACTTCTGCGTATCTGCCTGAGCTTTCTGCTGCTCAAGCTGCAACTGCTGCTGTTTGATCTGAAGCTCCTGCATCTGCATCTGCATTACAGGGTCTTGAGCTTGCTGCTGCGCCTGCATCATCTGAGCTTGCTGCTGTGACTGCTGCAACTGCTGCTGTGCAGCGATTGCCATCATGGCAGACATGGACACCTCGACCTCTGGCGGCAGTTTCTCCTCGGGATCAGGCAGCGGCATCCCGATCTGTGCAGCGATCTGCTGACGGTACTCATACGCCGTATGCTCTGCGATGTGATCCTGTATCGCCGCCATGATCTGCTGTGCGCGGGGGTTCTGCCCAATCTTCTGCTGGATCATCGGGTCTTGGATCATAGCGTTGTGTACCGCCATGTGTGCCGTATGATCTTGGTACATGAAGACTTTCACGGACTCGCCTACAAGAATCCGCCCGTTCTCCGTCACGGGGTCCATAGCCTTGATGTCGTCTTTCAACGGCACGAGCTTGGCGGCGTTCTTGATCCCCAGAACGTCCAGCATCCCCCGGTGAAGCTCCGGTAGGTCATAAATGTCCGGGGCCATCTGTGCCATCTGAATGACGGCTTGGTACTGCACGATCCGCTGCGCCATCGTGGCCGCGTTGGGATCAGACACCGGCAGGATGTCGATATGCTCGTAGTCTTCCTTCTTTGCTTTAGCCGTGCCGGTCTCAGGCTCGTAGTTGTACGACTCGTCCGAGTAGTCCCGGATGATCTCCGCAAGGAGCTTAAGCTCTTGCTTCATCGTGTAGTGAATTCGCGCCTGAACAGCCGACAGCGGTTTAAGCTGCCGCTCCAGTATCGCCAGCGTCGTGCCGACAGGGGCTTGTGACCCCATGTCGCTGATCTTCACATCGGCTGTTGCGGCGAACCGCCGCCCATCCTCAATGATGGTACCCAGTAACTGAAGCAGGGTCTGGCTAGGCTCTTTATAAGGAAGGGGCAGGATGCTGTCCCGGATGGTCCCCGATCCTACGTCCACATCCCGGAACTCACCGGGGGAGATCGGCGTGTCATCTCCCTTGATCCGCAGGCTCCGGGACTTCAGTCCGCCCGGCAGGTTAGACAGCGTACCGGCGTCCACAAGCTGACGGGTCAGTGAGGTAGCTGACTTGGCGAAGTTCCCGATCAGGTGGAACAGACCGAAGCCATACGAGCCGAAGCCGGGGATGTACTGATAGTGGACGAAGTGCTGACGCTTGAGACACAGATCGTCTTCTTCCCGCCAGTTGCGCCGGATCGCCAGCACATCGTTTGACCCCTTGATGAGCGTCACGACATACGGCAGGGCGATCCCTTCTTCATCCTCCGGGTCAAGGCTGAGATCAGCGTGTGCCTCATACAGGGTGTAGCGGTCATCGTGGATGTCGCTGAACCCCGTCTCGCTGTCTTTTGCCTTCTTTATATCACTGCGGGTCTTGTCAGGATCAGGCAGGTCAATGTCCCGGTAGAACCCGGCCTGCTGCAACTTCTTGATTTCATTCTTGGTTTTCCGCATCACATGGGTGACACGGTGGCACATATAGATGTCAGACACGCCGTAGGGCAGCACTACGTCTTCAGCGGGGATGAACACCGCCACTTGCCGCCCAAGGCTCGGGTCATAGTAGACTTTCTTGAACGCCGAACCTGTCGCGGGCAGGTTCCACAGCATCTTCTCATGCTCCGGGCGGTACTCAATCATCCGCTCCGTAAGCTGATAGTTCATGTCCTCCTTGACCCGGTGCGCTGCCTCCAGCTTCTCCGGCGTCTCCTTGCCGATAATCTTGGTCATCACGGGACCGCTTGCCGGGAATGTCTCCATCACCGTCTCGGCTTGGAACCGCACCACAGCCTCGGTAATCATGGGGTGGACAACGCCACAGGCCCCACTCCACGGCTCCATCCGCTCCTCATACTTGAGGCCCATCAACTTCAGGCCTTCAACGTATGTCTCTTCCCAATCTTTGCGACTGGCAAGATCATTCTCAATGTCGCCCGCCAACTCCTCGGCCATCGACATGAGCGCCGACTCGTCCATCGTCTCGGCCAAGTTGTCGCTGAAATCACCCTCTCCATCCATGCCGGGTTCGATCTCAATCTCCATCCCGCCTGCGTTTATCCGCACGGCCTCCGGGTCTTCAATCTCAATCTCCAGCGCCGGGGTATCTTCGCCCAACAGATCGGCCAGCCCGGACGGGGCACGGTTCAACGCCTTGTCGATGCTCATTCTCTTTTCCTCTAGTAATACGCTGCCTTTCTGGGAGCATACTGGTAAGGTAAGTCTACCTCATCGGACGGGAGAGTAATAAACCCTCCCTGACGAAACCGCAGCAATGCAAGGGTGGTGGAGTCCACCAAGTCATCGTTCCTTCCCGCCGGGAAGTCATTGCACTCCTCTATTACCTCCCGTGCCCAGCGCCGGTCGGGTGCCCACACGATCCCAGCGGAAAACAGGTCAGACACGGCATTCACCCGGCTGATCTTGTCCTGCCCCTTGCCGGGGGTGAACTCACCTATGGGCACGCCCATGCGCCGCATCTCCTGATACAGCGCCGCACCGTTAGATTTCTTCTCCACGATGAAGGCGTCTGGCTGCCACTCCTTATACTCCTCCAGCACCATCTGCTTTAACTCCGGGAACTCCAGACGCTTCTTGATGGCATTCAGCAGGATGATGTTCTGGTTGTTTGTCTCTTCATTAAAGAACACCCCCCATGTCAGGAGAGCGTTGTAGTCCGCACGGTTATTGGTCTCTTGGGCGGCGTCCAAGGACATAATAATGAAGTCACACTTGGGGGGATCGTCCTTCTCCCATATCTGCCACCACTCCCTCTTTATTAACGCACCTTCTTCAGAGGTGGGCTGCTGCATATACTGGGCTTGCCAGTACCGGGGGTCCATGCCCGCCTTTTTCGCCATTAACTCGTCTAATGACCAGAAGTCAGGCCAGAGCGGCTTCTCATTCAGGATGGCAGGGAACTCGACCACCTCCCACTGATCGGCATCGTCATTCTTCGTCATGTGGTCGATGATCTGACCCGTCAGGTCAAGTTTTGACCAGCGCGTCATCACCACGATGATGGCACCACCCGGCATCAGTCGCTGGATGGGGCCTGATTGGAACCACTCCCATGCGGGCACGAAGACATCTGGTCTTCCCTGCTTGGCTTCCTGCTCTGAGTGAGGGTCATCAATAATAAATAGGTCAGCGCCACGACCGGCAAGAGCGCCGCCAACACCAATAGCAAAATACTCCCCATTGAAGTTTGTACCCCAACGACTAGCACTCTTGCTATCCGCTTGAAGCTCGACCGTAGGAAAAATGTGCTTATACGCATCCATCCCTACCAAATTTCGCACCCGCCTACCGAAGGACACCGCCAGATCAGCCGTGTGTGAGGCCATAATGACCTTCTTCTGGGGATACTTTCCCAGAAACCACGCAGGGGCAAGGTAGGAAATCATCTCCGACTTGCCATGTCGGGGGGCGATATTGACGATCACCCGCTTTTTCTTGCCCGCAGCGATCTCCTCAAAGATACGGGCAAGTTTTCGGTGGTGTGGGCCTACTATATAGCCCGGATAGACGAACTTTATGAAGTCCAAGAAGGATTCTTGGCTTCGGGTTTGGGTCATTTGGCTGTGATACGTCTTCAAAAGCTCCAACGTAGCCCGTTTTTCCTTGTCGGGCATGGTCGGTAGGGCAGCTTTTAGCTTCTGAACGTCAGAAGTGGTCAATTTTTGACTCATTTTGCCGTTTCTTCGTCCTTTACGTCCTCTACGGTGTACTCAATCCCCTCCAGAAGGGTCAGAAGCTCCTTCTCGACCTCCTCAATGGGCTTGATTTGGACCGTAACCTCACTGCGCTTCTTGAACGCATCGACGCCATCTACTTCGCCCAGCTTTGACAGGGCAGCAATACGGCTGCGGCTGTCCTTCGCCTCCTCAATCTCCATGATCAGGCGGTTGACCACATACATTTTCAACTCGGATAGCTCATCGACCAGCATACAGTTGGTCTGAGCAACCATCCCGGCCAGATACGCCATCGTCTCGTTGGGGTATTTGTTGAACTGGGGCCGCATCTTTGGGTTGGCAATCATCTCGCGCGCCAGAGTTTCTGCTTCTTCTATATGTTCCGGCGCAGGCTGGATAGATGTACCCGCAAGATCAGCTAGAACTTTAATAGTCCTTGCTCTCATATCCAATTCTTCTTTGGGCGATAGCGCGGGCATCGCCTCGGTGGCGTTTTTCGGCAGGGGGATATTGGTATCTATTTCGGGAATGAGAGTTTGCATAGGTGGCGAGTCTATGGAGATTTTTTATATATACCAGAAAAAATGGGATGGAACCATATTTATAAAGGGGGGGTGTTCTGGTTTTTGGAATTTGGGGGTTATACGAGCGTTTCTAATTGTATGTCTGATCGCGGGACTCCAAGCGCGTGCGCGGGGGGTGGGGGGTAGGTGGGGTTTCACGCGAAAGCTTGACTAATACGATGTCATGGCCTAGAATTCTTCCAAGCTAGCAAATCCCGCTAGTGAACAAAGGAGAACTGATATGGCCGTAACACTGATTATTAACGACTTCGGCGCTCGCGCCGAAGTAACCTTCTACACCAAGGAAGGACTGAAGAACTACATCAAGCGCAACGGCACCGCGTGCTTGGTAGATGTACTCGGAAGCTTCGGCTCGCGCAATGTACTCGCGACGGCTGACTGGCTGGACACGATGGCGGGCGGCATCGTGGAGTTCCCCTACGATGAGTGCGACGAATGGCGCATGAACGAAATTGCTGAAGGTCGCATTGTGGACGAATGGTATCTGTAACCCACGCGGGGGCCGCAAGGCCCCCTCATTCACCCGGATCGTTCCGTTCTGGGAGTACTGACCCGCCGCGCTCCACTAGCCCGCCGCAAGGCGGGCTTTTTTTGGTCTCGTGAGACCAGTTATTTGTCTGCGCGCGCGGCGCGGGAACTTCTCCCAGATCG